CAGCAAGGGAACTATTTAATCAATATTTTGAATCATTTAATGGCAAAAAAAAATAAAGATAAAAAATGCAAGGAGTGTGGGACAACCTACACTCCATTTAATTCACTTCAACAAGTTTGCAGTCATAAATGTCATTCTATATTAACTGAAAAAAAAGAATGGAAGAAAAAGAAAGCTGAAATGATAAAGAATTTAAGGACAAGAACTGAATGGCTAAAAATTTTGCAAACTACCTTTAATTCATTTATTCGCTTAAGAGACAAAAATAAAGGCTGTATTAGTTGTGGTAAACCATTAAAAGAAGGCAACACGGATGCGGGCCATCTGTGGCCAACTAAATATTCAAATATTCGTTTTAATGAGTTTAATGTGAATGGCCAGTGTTCAAGGCCATGTAATAAAGATAAGTCAGGAGACATCAATAATTACAGAATTAACTTTGTTAAAAGATACAGCGAAGAAAAACTAAAAGAACTAGATGAAATTGCTCATATCGAAAAAAAGTACACGATTGAAGAAATACAGGAACTAATTAAAATTTACAAATTAAAAATCAAAGAACATGGAAAAAGTACTAACAATTGAAGAAGCAAAGATTGAGTTTGAATCTCACATGCTAATTGCCTTATTTAAAGCAGCAGTAGAACAGTCAACATTACTTACTGGCAAATACAAACAAAGAATGAAACAAGACTTCAATAGGTGGCAAAAAATAGGTTTTATGTTTATTGAAGAGTTGGAAAAAAGAAACATGATCCACGATGAATACATGAATAAGCTTTCTGATATTTACCACAATGTTAATTCAGGAATGCGTGAAGAATTTTATAAAGGTTTGGAAAGTTAAAAATAAATATTAATTTTGTCCTGTTGGAGTGATGACCAACTTAATAAATGCTTACAATAAAATATTGAACCTCTATTGGTTCGGTGTATCGAGTAAGCACGATACAGGTCTCATCAACCAACCGAATCAGTAGGGGTTTTTAATTTAATAAAATTATGAAACAATCAAAATTATTTGAAGACAAAATTGAACTAATACAATTAGATAGTGTAATTGGTTCAGGTTATGAAACAAAAGTTGCTGAACTTGCATTAATTGATAAAATAGCATATAGAGCAGCGAGAAGAAATATGCAAAAACATTCAGCAATAATTTTAAAAATAAATGATGAATTTGCAGGATTTTTTACTTATGAAGTTAATCATATTGTAGGTGAATTTTGTTTATTACAATCTGCTATGTATCCAGATAAAAAAAATAAATCAATATATAGTATGATGGTTCAAAAAATTATAGACCAAAATACATATGGTTATCATATGGTAATGACTGTATCAAATAAACATGATTTAGAAAATCCAAAAGTTTTTTTAGCATTAGGATTTAAAGTTAATTTAACTAAAAGTGATTTTACTTATATTTATTATGGTAATGAAGAACAAGTTAGAGTTAAAAGATTATGTCATATGGCTATGACTAATTTATGGAATTCAACAAGTGGAGAATGGTTAAAAATTAAAAGAGAATGGAATAATAAATTAGAAGAGTGTGGAATTAAATATAATATACCAAATCCAAAATTTGCAAGTCGAGAAGGTTGTTGGCAAGGTAAATCAGGTATGTCAAATGTAGTTTTATCAAAACAAAAAGTAAAAGATAACGAAATTATAACAGATAAATCAAAAGATTTAAATGGAAATGCAAGTGTTTTAGACCCTGCAGCTTGTGAAATAATAGTTAGAATGTTTATGCCTAAAAATGGAGTAAGAGTATATAATCCTTTTGGTGGTGGTGTTCAAATGGGATTTGTAGCTGGTGGCTGTGGTTATGAATATTTATCTTCTGAAATTAGACAAAATCAATGTGATGCAAATAATACTTTATGTCAAGATTTTTATAATGTTAAATGGATAAAATCAGATACATCTAAGTTTGTACCTAAACAAAAATATGATTTAGTTTTTAGTTGTCCTCCATATTATAAAGTTGAAAAATATATTGATTATGATGGTAAAAGTCCAGAAGGAGAATTAAATTCTTTGCCAACATATGAACAGTTTAGAGATATGCTTTTTGAAGGTTATAAAAATGCAATTTCTGTAATGAATGATAATACATTTTTTGTTGTTATGACTGGAGATAGTAGAAATAAAGATGGTGGTTATTATGGTAGTGATGCTGAACATGAATTATTTTTTAAAGAACAAGGATTACATATTTATAATAAAATAATTTATTTAGAAAGTGAATTTACAAGAAGAGCAACTGCAAAGAAAACTTTAAATAGCCGTAAATACCCAAAATGTGAACAACGTATATATGTATTTTACAAAGGTGATACAAATAAAATTAAAGATTTATATCCAAATGTAGGTAGGTTATGAAGAAATATAAATCAGTTATATCCCTTTCTAAAAATGAGAGAGGGATTTGGGACTTAGATACAATTAAAGGTTGTAATAGTGGTTTAAATGAAAATAAAAATGGTTGTTACAATGACTGCTATGCTTATAAAACAGCTAAAAGATATGGAATAGATTTTAGCAAATCTATTGAAAGACATTTTGAAAATGAATTACATAGAAAAAATATTGTAAATCAAATTGAACGTATAGATATGCCATTTATAAGAATAGGTTGTTCAGGAGACCCATCTGAAAATTGGGAACATACTTTAAATATTATTGAGCAAATAAAAGAAAATAGTCAACTTACATTATTTGATATTAGTTCAAAAAAACAAATTGTAATAATTACTAGACATTGGAAAATCTTAACAGATGAACAATTAGATAATGATTATTTAATTAATAAATCAATTGAACAATACAATAGATTAAAGCCTTATTGTAAATCAGTTTTAAGAATAGTTAGTTGTGATTTTAATGAAGATAATTTAATTGGTAAACAAAAGTCTGAAATACAAAAAAAGTTATTTAAAAATGATTTAACAATTGATACTGTATTTAGACCATCAAAAAATAATAAGTTTGTTTTAGATAAAATTATAAATGTTAAAAAAATGAAATTCATGAATTCACTGCAATTAATAAGTAAAATGAATAAAAAATCTTTTATTGGAAAGTGTGAAAATTGTTTAGAAATGTGTGGAATTAATAAATAATTTATATCTTTGTAAAGATGAGTCGTGGCATCATTAAAATTTTATTTATCCCTTTGGTGAGTAGAGACCACGACCTCGAAAGCCGAAGGGATTTTTATTTGCTATAAATGAGAAAAGCAATTAACTTTTTTAGAAGTTATTTTGAAGTTGCAAAAGAATTAAACGATAAAGATAGGTTAGCATTTTATGATGCCTTATTAAATAAGCAATTTGAAAATATAGAGCCTAACTTAAAAGGCATGGCTAACTTCGCATACATTTCACAAAAGCATTCTATTGATACTCAGGTAAAAGGTTACTATGATAAAACAAAGGATGAACAATTTAACCCTAATCAACCCCCTTCAGTAGGGGGTAACATAGGGGGTAATAAACCCCCTTACCTACAAGAGAAAGAAGAAGAGAAAGAGAAAGGACAAGAGAAAGAAGAAGTACAAGTAGTAAATAAAAAAATTAATATAAAAGAATTTGTTTTTCTTTCTGAATCTGAACTTAATAAGTTAAATGAAGAGTTTGCACCACATGAAGTAGAATGGTTGCTAAATAAGTTAAATGACTATAAAGCAAGTACAGGGAAAAAATACAAGTCAGATTATGCAGCTATAAATATGTGGGTTAAAGATGCATTTAAAAAAGCTAAGGTTGATTTTGTAAAAGATAATAATACATTTAATACTCGAATGCAAATAATACAAAACGAAATTAATAACACAGACTGGGAAAATCTATGAGTAACATTACAACAAGTGGCTTCAATAACTTAGAGTTAATAGCCTTAAATAAATTACAGCCTTCACAAAAATTTTATGTTGAAGCTAAGAATGAACAAAAGTTACTTAATATTGAACGTGGAGAAGCATTAAGACTAATTTATACTGAAATAGCAAAAACAATAGAATTAAGCGGAGAAAACAAAAAGTATATCTTAGAGAACGACCAATTAAAAAACGTTGCTAAATTCATTTATGATTACTCTTTGGAACATCATAAGGGTATAACTATTTCCGAACTTAGAAATGCTTTTAAATTAGGAATAAGCAATGAATTTGGAGAATATGTTGGTTATGGTACTGTAACCTTTACAAAATTTATTAAAGGCTATATGAGTTCTATTAAAAGAGAACAAGCCATGAAAGAATGGTTTAAGTATCAAGAACCTCAAACAACCGATAAACCAATGACTAAATTCTTTGAGCAAAATTTACAAATAGCGAATTACTTTTTTTCAATATGCGAAGAAAAAAACTCGGAAAGATTTGATACAATTATAAATCATGAAGACAACGTGATGCACTTACCTTCTATTTATGAATTTCTTTATGCTAATTATCAAATATCATTTTCACCTGAAAGCAAAGAACTAATCACAAAGAAAGCAAAGGTTAAATACAATAATTATATTAACAAAGGTGGGTTAAAAAAAGCTGATCCAAAAGGCTACGAACAATTAATTAATTCAGTTAAGTTTGGTGAAAATAGAACTTTTGACTTTTATTTAAAAACACAGGCTTTAATCTTCTTAACTTTAAAACTAAAGCAACAAGGTAAAACATTTGATAATTTAAAAAGAATATGAAAATACTAAATTTATATGCATGTTTAGGAGGTAATAGATACAAATGGAACGAAGTTAAAAGTGATATTGAGGTAACTGCTATTGAACTTGACCCCGAAGCTGCACGATTATATAAAGAACGTTTCCCAAATGATATAGTAATTGTAGCAGATGCTCACCAATATTTATTAGACCACTTCAAAGAGTTTGATTTTATATGGAGTTCGCCACCTTGTCCAAGTCATTCAAGAGCAAGGTTTTGGGCGCACGGACAAACATTACCAGAATACCCAAATATGGCACTTTACCAAGAAATATTATTTTTACAACATCATTTTAAAGGAAAATATGTGGTTGAGAATGTAATACCATACTATGAGCCATTAATTACAGCACAAAAACGAGGGCGCCATTTGTATTGGAGTAACTTTATTTTTCCACAAATTATTGGTAGAAAATTCACATTACAAGGAAGTAATAGCAATAAAGAATTAAAAAGATTAATTGATTTTCACGATTACGATTTTAAAAAATATAAAGGTCGACAACCAGTAACAAAAATGGCTCGTAATTTAGTAGACTATGAAGCAGGTAAAACTATCTTTGAAACTGCCTTAGGTATAATTAGTAAATCAAAAACAAAACAAGTAACCTTAGAACTATGAAAACAAACAATCAAACAAATTTATCACTAATTTCTAAAACAGAATGGTGGTTAAAAAAATTAGATGTAAATTCAATCAGAGGAACTTTCGACTGGAATCAGTATCAAAAGTATTTAAAAGCGTTACAGAATAATGAAAAAAAGTGATTATCAATTAATTTGCTTTGCTATCTTTTTAATTATATCTTTGTTATTGAACTGTTATTATCAATAATTAACAATGGCATATAAGAAAGGGCAGTCAGGAAACTTAAAAGGAAGACCTAATGGAGCTGTTAGTGAAAAAACTAAAGCATGGGAAAACTTAGGTGAGTTTATAACTGAAAGTGGAGCAGAAAGGGTTAAATTAATTTTAGGTAGCTGTGAACCTGAAGACTTCATAAAATATTATACAACATTACTTGAATACTTTAAGCCAAAATTGGCAAGAAGTGAAAGCAAAGTTGAAAGTAAAGTCGAAGGAACTATAAGCATTAATGTAATTAATCCAACTGACATAGACATAATTAATAAACTTTGAACACAACAAATGTTTTTAGTAAGCTATTAGCAGCCAATACAAGGTATGTTATAAGTCAAGGTGGCACAAGTTCATCAAAGACTTATTCAATGCTGCAACTACTTTATTTAATAGCTTATAAGAAACAAGGCACTCATATTTCAATAGTTAGTGAAACACTCCCTCACTTAAAAAGGGGTGCAATGCGTGACTTCTTTAAGATATTGATACAGGATAAATTGTATTCAGAGAAATATCATGACAAAACAAATAACATCTATACTGTTGGAAATTCAATAATAGAGTTTTTTAGTGCGGATAGTGGCGACAAAGTAAGGGGAGCGAGAAGGGACTATCTGTTTATAAATGAGTGCAACAATGTAAGTTTTGAAACTTATAACCAGTTGGAAGTTAGAACAAAAAATCAAATCTATTTAGATTACAACCCAAGCCATGAATTTTGGGTACATGAAAACCTTTTAAGAAATGAAGTTGAACATACCTTTATAAAATCTACTTACCGCGATAATCCTTACTTAGATAACAATATAGTTAAGTCAATTGAAAGTCGAAGGTTAACAGACCCAAACTGGTGGAGAGTATTTGGTGAAGGTGAACATGGATTTGCTGAAAGTCTTATTTTCACACATTGGAAACAAACAAAACACATCCCCGAAGGAAATGTTGCATTTGGACTTGATTTTGGTTATAATCACCCGACTGCATTAGTAAAGGTAACTGAACATGATGGCAAGTTTTATGCGGAGCAATTAATTTATGAAAGCCATATGACTAACCAACAACTAATCGAACGGTTAAAACAATTAAACATTAATCGAACAGCAGAGATATTTGCAGACTATTCAAGACCTGAAAGCATACGAGAGATATATTTAGCTGGATTTAATATAAAAGATGCTGTAAAGGATGTTAAAAAAGGAATTGATAGTGTTAAGTCAAAGGAGTTATACATACATGAAGGTAGCGTTGATTTAATTAAGGAGTTACGTTCCTACTCATGGAAAAAAGACCGTAACGAAAAATTACTCGAAGAGCCAATTAAGATGAATGATCATATTGTTGACGCATTAAGATATTGCATCCACACATGGAAGTCACCACAAATTACATTTATGAAACCGAAAATTACTAACTTTGGATCGCGAAACAATTACTAAATGATAAAAGCAAACATAAAAGGAACGGAATACGATATTCCAACAAGCTGGGCGGATGTGCCTTACATTAAAGCAGTTGAAATAATTAAAATAAAAGAACCTGACTTAGCTTTGTGTAAATTGATAGGAATTGATATTGAAGAACTTAACAGCCTTCAAAATAAGTCAGTTGCTATTCTTTATAATTGCGTTCAATTTATTAGTGATGTTTCAATAATGGAAAGCAATGAGCCAAAAGAAAAATACAAAGATTTTGATTATGGTTCTAAAAGTTATGGCGATACGGAAAAAGTAAGAAATATAATTAGCCAAAATTCTGATAAAAGCTTTTTAGACTTAGCACCTGAAATTATTAAACATTTAACTGGGGACGATATAAGCGAAGAACCATTCAACGAAATTATTGGAACAGTAGGTTTTTTTTTAAAGCAATGGATGACTTCTACAAGCAATATTCAGAGCTTAATGAAAGTAGTAGGGATGAAAAACAACTTATTGCAGGAATTGAAAGACTCGACCGATTTGGAAGCTTCGGTACTTACGTTGAGTTAGCTCGTAAAGGTGCGTTGGGTTCTACCATTGAAGAGGTTTTAAAACAATCTACAAGAGTAGTTTACCATTTAATGTTATACGATAAATTAAAATCAGAATACGAACGAGAATTATTAAAACAAAAATGAGTGAATTAGAATGCGCTTTTTATTTAATAGGTAAGTTTTATATTAATACTATAATAAGAAGCAAAGAAGAGGCTATTAAATGTAGTATTTTAGCAGTTGAAGAAATACTAAAAGAAACCGAAAACGAAACTTATTGGAATGAGGTTAAAAATATCTTAAATAAACTATGACAATTATACAAGCAATAAGAGAAAGCGTAGAAGATAGCATTCAAAATTCATTATTTGTTTATGGCAGAAATTCAGATACTGCATTGGAATCTGCAAAAGAATTAAACATAGGTACATTTGTTTATTTAGAACCAATCCAAAAAACAGGAAACTTAACAGACGGTTTTTTAACTGATAATATAACCATTGGATTTTTAACTCAGGATGAACCTGATAGCTCAAGCGATGAAGAAATAAACGAAGAAAGTAGCGAATCTATGGAGCAAAAAGTTGCTGAAATGGAAAACGTTGCTATTGACTGGCTTAACTATTTCTGTAACAATTATACTTATTCATTAAACGGAAATTATAATTTGCAGCCTGTATTTAGGATTAAAAATGTAATGACTGGAGTTTTAATGACATTCCAATTTATTGAGCCTAAACAATGCTAACTTTAAGTCAACAACTTATTATTGAGCAATTTGCAGCTAAAGTAGTGGCTGAAATAAAACACGTTTTAAAAACAAAGCCATTAACACGAAAGTCGGTACGTTATGAGAATGGCACAAGAAAGGAAAGCACATTTCAAAGTCCTGTATCTGCAAGTGGCAAATTAGCAAATAGTGTACGTTTTGAATTAACCGATACTGAATTAATTATTTACGCTGAAGATTATATTTATTTTTCAATTTACGGAAGGAAGCCTACAACAAATTCAGGGAGCGGAACTTTAAAAGACAAAATAAAAAAGTGGATCAGCGACAAAGGAATTCAAAGCGACATTGACAAAGATACTTTGGCTTTTTTAATTACTCGTAAAATACATAGAGAAGGGAACTCACTTTATTTATTTAGCGGAAATAAAAATTCAGGCTTACTTGAAAATATAATAACAAGTCAAATGATTAACGAGTATAATTCTAAATTTACAAAACAATTAGAATTGGATATTAAATCTGAATTTTTAAAAGACATTGGCAACTAACGTAACATTATCAGAACAACCAGCGCAACTTTGGAATTCAGCTTATTCCGATATTACTTTTGTATTCGACTTTAAGTCTTATTTAATTAGTAGTATTTCTGAGCAAATAGTTTCAAGTGTTGGAACTGGTTATGCACAAATAACAATTTCAAATACTTGGGATATTAATCCCGTAAAAAACGAATACGTATTTATTGATAGTGGAAGCTATACAGGAATTCACAGAGTTTTAAATTCAACAAGTAGTACAGTAGTAATTGACTTTGATTACTCAACCGCATTATCAGGTACGGTTTACATTAAGAGTTTAAGATTACCTCAATTCACACTTTACAAAGGTTTTCAAAGTGATGAGTCATTTCCTGACGCATTGCCTTATACATTAGTTACTAACTTCACCTATTCTTTCAATCAAAACATACAAATAGAAATAAACATTAAAGGCTTAGTTCAAAAGATATTTGAAATACAAGCCCCAAACATTTACCAAGATTATGATTTTAGTATTTTTAATGCTGTTCGTTTAAGTTGGGACGGTGAAGAAACAGTTTATTTCTTAGTATTAAATTCAAGTATTCCAACAAGTGAATTGAATGCTAAATTTGTAAGTGGTGCTTTACCTTTGACAAATGTAGATGAGCCTTTATTATTTGGATGTGGCAATACTTTTTTAACTGTATTTGATGGTGGTTTTCCTAAATTAAATATCTATAATGGGTTTACTCAAACAAGCGTAGGATTTAACAATGCATTTCAAACTAACCAATTCTCACAAGGATTTGATATTAATTAATTATGGCACAAAAAACAAAAGCACAGATATTAGCAGAAATAGCGAGTTTATTAGCAGACAATACAACAGGCGATATTTCGGCTTCAGATGTAAGAACAGTTGTAA